TGTCAAATTTGGTGTATAATTTTGTAGACGCACTCGGTGTCCAATCCGGCAAACTCCCAATCCAAACCAGACTGAAATCCCCCGTCCCAAAATTGATATCCGCATGATCCGCCACCTGAATCCCATTCGATCCACTGCTTGCAGCGGTCATGTGGAGGGCCTGGGAAAAAGCCCTTGGATTAACAGTAGGAGCCAACTCCATTACAATCTGCACCCATTCTGAATCCACTCCAGGCTCTTTTGCTGTTACATCAGCAAGATCTTCAGTCAAAGCCCAGAATGCAGCATTGTGATAAACACTAATTCCAGTAGAAGCAGCTCCGGTTAAATCAGACCAGTTTCCCTCAAAATTTGCCGCTGCCTGGGCCAAGTCTTTAGCCGTCTCTGCATCTGTAGCATGTCCTGACGCATTTGTCTCAGCGGTTTCCGCGTTTGTTTCTGCCAGTTCAGCAGCAGTTTGTGCCGCTTCTGCTGCATTTTTGGCAGTAACGGTGTCATCATACTTCGTTTCTACTTCCAAAAAGTTTGCGTCTACTTCAGCAGCAGTAAGCAAACTCCCTTTTACACTTCTATAAGTAAAAGCCATTTATAACCTCCTTATCCTTAACACTTGTAGTACCCAGATTTAACATACTGCCTAATGTATAAATATGTTACACATAGACGCTTTATCCAGGAAAAATTAAAAACATTTGAATACACCCTTGATGTTGGGGGGTTTATTGGGTTTCCTGTTGTCATTTTAACTCCTTTATAAAAAGTTAACTTAGATAATTATAAAAATCAAATAAAAGTCAAATAAAAAGCATATATGTACCAGATTCAACATATAATGACATGTCTGTATAATCTGAGTATGCTTGTCCTAAATTTTCATGTAACCTTAGCAAAACTTTATCTATTGATTTTAGCCCTGGTTCAAAGACAGTCATTATTGGTGTTAAAAAACGAGTTTCAAAAACCTCATTATCCCTCGGGTGCGCCCAATAAAAAGTCTTTGCAGAACCATTAGCTTTATTAGAATCATGATACCAATCAAAGATCGTTGACCGATCCGCATCAGTGATATTGTCCCATTGCATTTCGGCATCAATCAGGGTGTCGGACAGGTGATAGATGTCAACGGCCGGCCCGTGAAACCGATATTCTTTGTGGTTCCGGTAAAACCGTTTTGGCAATACACGGGTGGGCGTGACACTCAATGTTTGGGCGTAATCAACCATTGGCCCGCCCCTTCAGTTCCCGGATTTCATTTTCAAGTTTGGTTATTCTGGCCATGGCCAAATCGAAAAGCTGAACCATCTCTTTATCCAACTGAGCCACCGCGCCCAATCCAAGGCTCAATCGAGCCGTGACGCCTGACCTCAACATCCAACCAAGTTCTTCATAATCTGCGAGGGCGTCGGCTATTTCTTCATCAGTCATCATCCCGGCGCAAATACCGACTTTTCCGGTTTTTATATCGTTGAAAACCTTGTCATAATTGGTCAGCTTTCGGTTGACCCCGTGCAGATCAAGCAATTCAAGTCCGGTCTTTTTATCTAAAAGTTTTTCACCGTCAATTTTTTTGCCGGTGTCTGGATCAATTTCTTTTTTTTTCAAGGGCTTGAACTGGGAAACCTCATAAAGGTCATCCATAACATCGGCAAGAAGGACATTGTTGTCATAAAAGGCGTTGGCGTGAACTTCGTCCCACATGTAGGACGAATAATCGCCCAAACTTCTAGACCCGCTAACACCGGATGCGGGATAAAGGCCGGCAGCCCCAAAGATGTAATTGTTTGAACCGGCAATCCTTATATATGTTCCGTGACCTGACCCTGAGTTTATATAAACATCGTCAGTGTTTGCGTTAATGGAAACCTGATCGCTGGCCCATATGGTAACATCATCGCCGCTGCCAAGCGCTGTGAGATTGATTCCAGACGACGAAGTGCGAATAGTATTAGTCGAATAGGCAAGCTCAACAAACCCGCTGCCGCCGTAAATTTTGCCTGTCGATGTGTCAAACGTAATGGTTCCAGAGGACGTAAAGTGAATATTCCCGGTCAAATCTCCAAACTCGTCAACTGTCAAAGTGCCTGTCGATATTTCGTTTGCCGTGATAGTCCCTGCCGCGATCTGACTTGCCGTGATTGTTCCAGTATAAATATCCCCGCCGTTAATATATGTGGTAGCTCCATACCTCCATCCAGATATAATAGAAGCGCTGACGCCGTTTACATTTGAAACATCATTCGCTGTGTTGCTGGCTGTCACATCCGCCCCATCAGCAACATTGATATCAGACCGAACTGTAGCCGGGTTGGTAATGGAAATGGCACCGACAACGTTTAATGTCGTGCCATTCCAATTGATGTAATTATTCGCGTCACCCCTGAACTGAAAATTTCCGTTTGACTGGATATAAGATTGAAATGTGGTCCCGTCATAATACCCAAGATAAGAATCAGTGACATTAATACCAAGGCTGGCCGTCTCAAGGAACCGGTCAGGGATATCGAGCAGGTCGTCCCAACTGCCCGGTGATAAGTCGCCCGTGTAGTTGGTTGTCGGGAACCGCTCGCCCTCGGAGCTATCCGTCACCACATCTTTTGTGGTGGTTGTCAGATCCCCCCAGTCCTCCAAATAATTCAGCACTACACAAGTGAAATCAACAGTCAGGTCAAGGTGAATCTGCATGTCAGTGATGATCATGTCAGACGATCCGCCATAGATCGTGTTGTTCAGCGTGATCACCTGGCCCGGCCTCAACGTGTCTTTGTTTGTCAGGGCGGTCAAAGCCTTGCTGAAAGTCACCCGCTGGGCTTGCTCATATTTTTTCTGAAACTTGAGTATTCCGGCTTTCTGTGCGTTGATTGAGTCACCCGGCATGAACCGGCAGCGCAACACCTCAGATGAGGGATAATTTTCCGTCCCGCTGTCGTGCGTAGGAACAACCGCCTGACCATTCAAGATGTCAGATGGCTTCGATGTGGATTCTGTCCAATGGACCCGCCCTGAGTCGTTCTGACTTTTTGTCACGCTGACCGGTGAAAAGCTATCCTCTTTTACAATCGTGATCGTTTCAACGGACGTTGCCGAAAACTGGTACAGTTCAATCTTATCCGTGCAGTACAGGTAAGAGTCTACCTGTTCCAACAAGTTTGAAAGAACGCTTTCCCTCGGCTCTGACCGCCACCAACCGCCACCATCAAAGCCGATTGAGTAGGTGTCATACGTCGAATCGGCGGCAGAAAAACTGGTACTGTCAATGTCACCAGATGCCACACCGAAATCTTCCAAAACATATTCAATCCACTCGGCGGGGTTCGTCAGGGCGGAAGTGTCGGACCTGGTGAACTTGCACAGCATGTCAAGAAATGTGCCGCTTGGTTTCCACAGACCAACAGCATCGGCTGACCCGTCACCATCCGAATCGGCGATGATCGGTTGCAACAACTGGTACCCGCCCGACGTGGCGCCGGTCATCGTGTAAGATCCGGACCCCCAGGTATCATCGGACGGCCAGCCGCGGGGGGCCATGACTTCTGTCACGGTGTAAGTGGGCCCCGATTCTCCCAGCACATACCAGCGGGCAGAGCCAGTATTGACGGATCGGACCGGGACATAAGCGGTCCCAAGCGTAACCGGTATCCGGTATGTTTCATCGGGATTGGGCGCGGAGTCGGACCAGACTTCAGACGGGGCCGGGGTGTTCGGATAGTCGCCCGCCAGATATTTTTGCAGGAATGACACGGCATAGCAGGTGATTTTGCCATAGCATTCAATCGCCCGGTCAATCTGCATTTTCCAAACCCGGATCTGAACCGAATCCTCTATAATCCGAATGGTAACTGATTCGTCTTGAAAATCCGCCGTGGTGTAAGTGCCGGCTACATTGGACACATCAAACGTGATATTGCTGGGGGCAATCAAGCCATTGCCGGCCACGGACCAGCGGAGATTCACGCCGGAAAAGCTGTCGGGGATAATGGCCTGCGTGTAGGTGTTGCCGCCGTAGGTGCAGGGCTTTGTGGACAGTTTGAGGGTGTCTATTTCAAATAACCAATCAATCATTATGGCTTATTCCCCACTATGCGTAAGGTCACGGGCGGCACTTCTTTTGCTCCTATTTTCCGGTATTCATCAGTCAAAATTAAGTCTGTCAAAAACTGGGCGGTGTAGGTATTTTCATCGGCTGGGTGATACCAATAGAAAGTTTGGCTTTTTGCATCCCCCTTTGTCGCGTCATCCCAGAACGCTTCAAGGATTGCGGCATCAGAGTCAGACAGCCATACCCATTCAAATGTCACATCGAAATAGGACCCGGCCAGGGTCACAACGTCCATGGTGCCGTCATCATTTTTGTGGATGACCTGAACTTTCTGCCCCATCTCTCGCAA